CCTTCGGACATTTAAAATGGGACAAACTCCCATAAAAAAGAGTCTGTTTTTAGACCAGAAAATAGTATTTAACTGCTGATAATTTATAAAAATTGTATATCTATATATATATATATATATATATATATGTCCAAAACAGTCACTGTCGATTCCCTCGCGAAAGACGGCAAATTTTTTATGAATGATGTTTTAGAACAAATAAATGGAAAAACTCGTAAAAAGAATAGTAGAGGAAGAAAAACTCGTTCAAAAAGACAGAGAGGCGGAACAATACTAAATGATGAACTCATTAGGGCAAGTTGGGATGGACACCCCGAAGTCGTGTCAATGCTACTGGAGAAGGGAGCTGATGTGAATGCGAAGGATGCGAAGGGCTCTACGGCTCTTATGAAGGCAAGTTTGAATGGATACACCAAAGTCGTGTCAATACTATTGGAGAAGGGAGCTGATGTGAATGTGAAGGATAATAATGGCTCTACGGCTCTCATGAAGGCAACTTTGCACAGCCACACAGAAATCGTGCGAATGCTATTGGAGAAGGGAGTTGATGTAAATGTGAAGACTGGTTATCGCTCTACGGCTCTCATTTCGGCAAGTGAAACTGGACACACAGAAATCGTGCGAATGCTATTGGAGAATGGAGCTGATGTAAATGCGAAGGATGCGGATGGCTCTACGGCTCTCATTAAGGCAAGTTTGAATGGACACACCAAAGTCGTGTCAATGCTATTGGAGAAGGGAGCTGATGTGAATGCTAAGAATAACACTGGCAATACGGCTTTCTTTTTGGCAAATAGACGTTTTTTGGAAAATAAACCTGGATACAAAGAAATTGTCAAATTATTAAAACAATCTATTGTCGCACAAACATTGCCAAAACATTGGAAAAGACACAAAGATAAAGAAAACCTAGCTATGGTAATGAGTGAAAAAGATGTAGGAAATGGAGGTGATGGAACAATGCCTTATGAACTACGACATGAAATGGGGAAATATCTAGGAGGTGGAAAGAAAACTCGTAAAAAGAATAGTAGAGGGAGAAAAACTCGTAAAAAGAATAGTGGAGGAAGAAAAACTTCTAACGCAAAGCGTGGGAGAAAACTGCTATAATTATGAGTTATTTTCTCCCATTTTAAATGTCCGAAGGTGTAAAAATAAAAATTGATGTGAGAAATATAATTTATACGAATTATATTTCTACTAATAATACAGTATAGTATGTCAGTTACCACTAAATTATCAATACACACTATTGGACAGGTTGTAAAAAATATATTTAGCCCTCGTAATAATCTACCCACACCATTAGGCAGATGGAAATTGTGTGAAAATAAAAATATTAACTTAGTTATAGATTATTCTAACGAGGATCATTGTGGTACATGTTCAGATCATTGTGGTACATGTTCAAGATATACAATAGTACAGTACCATAATCCTGATACGAAAATATACGAAACTAATAAATCCAATGACAATAAATCCAATGACAATAAATCCAATGACAATGAATTGTTTTCATATGATTACCAATGTTTATTATCGAATAATCAAGAAAAGGTTTGACCATAAAAATAAAAAATAATATTTCTATTATTATTTTTTATTTTTGATAGAATTACATTATATATTTATTTTTTATTATCTAACGTTATTACTTCTTCACTACTTTTTTAATCGTCTTTTTTACCTTAATTGTAATACCTTTCTCCGTACTAACTTTCTCTACTGTAACTAGCATTTTCTTCAATTCGTCTAGCTCGTTCAACCACATATTCTCAATACTTGTCGATTGAATGGTAATTAATTCAATCTCTTTATTACTCATGTCTTTAAGAAGACGTTCCACATTTTCATCACTTACACTATCCATTGGCATTTTAAGAAGATATTTGTAGTCAGTATCTTCCTCCATGGTATCATATTTGAGTTCGCTCAACATGACTAATATATCACTCTTTTTCATGTTTCTCAAATCGATTTCACCCTGTAAGGTTGATTGAATATATCTAGCCTTGTTGGAAAGTAGTCGTAATTCCTTTTCCAAAGCAGCAATCATATGGTCCTTTCTCTTTTGGTAATACTTCAATCGGACTGGAAAGTACCTTTCAATAATCTCCGATTCATTGTTAAATTTAGTGAGCTTTTCTTCGTCTGTAAATAGATGCATATTATTCGTACTTTGAGAAGCATACAACTTCATCACCTTCTCAAAATTATTGTATAAATTATCTCCTTGTACAGTTTCATCAATAGACTCATTCATAGTAATTTCAATATCGACGGTTGTATCTGTACTCATATCATTGTAATCCTTTACAATTGCCTTGTTCTTCTTGTTCTTATCTGCCTCCATCAGATTCTCAATATGTTGTTTGAAATCGTCTGTCCAATGACCAATTGGCAATTCGGTTACTCTCACTTTCTTATCACTCAGTTTGGTATATTTTCCCTTTACAATATATCTTTTTTCGTCTAGAGACTGACATGTTCCTGTAAATCCACGATAAGAAGGCTCGAACTTTACATCTCCTTCTCCTAGCGATACATTGTTCAGTTTCGCCTGTAAATAATCAATCAACTTCGCTGGAGAATAAGACAATATATCTGTACTAAAACCTGTACCAATACCCTTGCCACCATTCACCAAAATCATGGGAATAATCGGAACATAAAACAACGGTTCTACTGGAAATCCATCATCTTCCAAATATTCTAGAACAGCATCGTCTTCTTTTCTATAAATATACCGAGTTATTTGATTCAATTGTGTAAATATATATCTTTCACTCGCTGAATCTTTTCCACCTTGGAGTCTCGTACCAAACTGACCATTAGGCATAAGCAAATTGATATTGTTACTTCCCACGTAGTCTTGAGCCATACCGACAATTGCTGCATTCAAACTTGCTTCACCATGATGATATCCTGATTGCTCTGATACATAACCACTAAATTGTGCTACCTTGATTTCATTCGTCAAGTTCTTTTTAAAAGCGCTATACAGAATTTTCCTCAAACTGATTTTCAATCCATCCATCATATTCGGAATAGAACGTTCGCAATCATATTTTGAAAAGTGAATGAGCTCTTTATTTACAAAATCGGTATAACTAACTTTCTCATTATTGGTATCTAGATAACTATTTCTGTCATAATTGGTCAGCCAATCTTTTCGCTCATCAGAACGCTTCTTGTTGAAAACCATATCGACTACATTGTCACTTGTCACGCCTTCATGTGTAAAATAGACAATCTTTTTATTCGCAAAATATTCCTTGAACTCTTTTCCAGTACTGGTTCCAAGACCCTTGTAATACTTGATATTCCATCCTTTCACATCATTATCCTCCTTCCATTTATTATATTCTCCATCATTATAAAACAATAATTCTTTTCCTCCCTTTTTTGCCTTTAGAATGGGTGTATTCATGAAACCAATGAAATTCTCCAACGTCGATAAGGTATTCCATTGATCTTGAAACAAATTCAATCCTAGACCCTTGATATGCGAACCATCCAAATCCTGATCAGTCATAAACAATACGGAATTATAACGAAGCGTCTTTTCTACCAAATCCTTGGTATATTTCTTACCTGATTCTAGCCCCAATATTTGCTTCAATTCAACAATTTCTTTATTCTCACCAATACGCTTCAATGTTTCTCCTCTCGTGTTGAAAATCTTCCCCTTCATTGGATAAACACCAATTGTATTCCTATCGTCTTTTGATAGTCCGGAGACAATTCCGGCTTTTGCTGAATCACCCTCACATAAGATGAGAGTACATTGTCCTGACTTTGTAGTGCCAGCATAATTGGCGTCAATGAGCTTTGGAATACCACGAATACTCTTGCTCTTAGAACCATCTGTTTTCTTAGCAACCTTGTCTTCCTTGACCTGAGTCAGAGCACAAGCAGCATTCATGACACCCATTTTGGCAATCTTTTCAATGAACCCATCACTTACTGTACATGAGGAACCAAATGAACTAACAGCTGTTCCCAATTCGTCCTTGGTTTGACTATTGAATGATGGATTTTCAATGTCACAACGCAAGAATAGCAGTAACTGTTCCTTGATAGTATTGGGTTTCACATCTACCTTCTTTTTAGTCTTGATATAAGCGCACAACTTGCGGATAATTTGATTCATGATATATTCAACATGCTTTCCACCATTTGAAGTATAAATACCATTTACAAAACTGATTTGCTGGAATTCATCCTTTGGTGCCAAACAAACAGCATATTCCCATCGCTCATTGGCGCACTCGTAAATACGCTTTGTATCTACCTTGGAACCAACATACAAGTCAATATACTGTTCAAAATTCTTACATGGTACAATCTGACCATTGAATTTCACCTTGATTGATTTATCCGTGACTGCTGATACATCATAGACGCGCTTCTTAAATAGTGCTAATATATCTTCTGACAATCCTTCAATGCCTAGACGCTGATAATCAGGTCTGAAGGACACCTTGGTATAAGGTTTATTTTTGCATTTTGTAATAGATGGCTTGCCAATCTCATTTAAATTATTCTTGAATTCTTGTACATATTTTAATCCTCTTACATGATCTACTGTTTCGACTCTTCCCCACGTCGACCAAATTAATACCAACTTGAAACCAAAACCATTCTTTCCACCCACAATCTTTTCCTTCTTTTTTTCATCATAATTAGTAGATGTTCTGAGATGACCGAAAATCATCTCAGGAATCCAAATTTTATATTCAGGATGTTCCGCTACATCAATCCCATTACCATCGTTATACATATGAATTGTTCCGTCTGGATCAATGGAAATATCGATATTGCATACTGGTAAAGCATTTACAACCTTATCTTTGACTGCTTGCGCTTGCCTGATTACATGATCGCGACAATTAACAATGCCTTCATCGAATAATTTATATAGACCTGGAATATATTGAAACTCTTTAGATATAACCTTGTCATTCTCAAAGATGTATCCTTCATGTTCCGTATTTTCGATAGAGCCAATATAAGTATCCGGCTTTTTAAGGATATGCTCCTTATCCGTTAATTTTTGATATTTAGAAAGAGTAGATTGTTCCGCCATGATTCGTGTATAATGTATGATATATTTTTATCATTAAATCCTTTCAATTTTTATTGTTTTATTTAAGAATTGGGTATGTTACGAGATCAAAGATCAAAGATAATATATAATATTATATTAGTAGAATGCCCAATACGCCACTAACAAATAATTATGAATCAAATACCAATATATATAGTGTCGTAGATCAATGGCTTACTAATTCTAATGCAGATATATTTACCACTAATGCAAACAGTCTATACTTTGGAGACATTAAAGATTGGGATACAAGTGAAGTAACTGATATGAGCATGTTGTTTTATGATAAAAGAAGTTTCGATGATGATATATCCGGATGGGATACTAGTAACGTAATAAATATGGCCAATATGTTTTATGATGCTGTTAATTTTAATCGAGATATTAGTGGATGGTTCGTCTCTGAAGACACCAATTTGTATAATATGTTTTATGATGCTCATGCGTTTTTGGATACATATAATAGTGCTTTAGAAACACCTGCGTATACGTTTTTTCAACAATTACTACCAGACCCAGAGCCTGAGCCAGAGCCTGAGCCTGAGCCTGAGCCTGAGCCTGAGCCTGAGCCTGAGCCTGAGCCTGAGCCTGAGCCTGAACCTGAGCCTGAGCCAGAACCTGAGCCTGAGTCTGAGCCTAAATCTGAGCCTAAATCTGAACCAATTATTGTAAGAAAATCGCGCTGTGGTTCGAGATTGACAGGTTGTAATATAACCAAGACGATAGGATTTTCTAATGGGGTTGTGATAAATCATCGTGCTACTAGAGCACAAAGAGTAACTGATTTAATTAAGGTTCAATCGCGTATGAGAAATGCTAATTGGGTAAGTGAAAACGTAAATATTAATGAATATGGACAGCGAAGTGGAGGACCAAATGGTTATGGGCAATCACCTAAGAATACTTTTTAGAACAATGAAACAATAAATAAATGCGTTGCGTTATAATACTTTAGAAATATATTTTTTTCTCTCTAATTTTTATAATGGTTAAGAGACACGATAGAAAGCCTGACGGCAAATACCACATTGGAAATCAAAAGTACGATATGTTGGAGGGATCTCGCGCACAAGTTTGGCACGGAACTGCCCACCAAACACCTGGTGGATTAAAGAAGTCAGATCTTAAGATGCATAACGGACGTCTTGTATCTAGAAAGAAGAGTGAGCTCGCCAAAACACAAAAACACCTTTCAGGACATCTTCAGCCCAAGGGAAGTGGTGTTTTTGGAACTGTTACCAAAAAGGGTAGAAAGCGCGGGACGCGCAAGAGAAAGGGTTCTCGCAGAAAGTAAATTACTCCATCTAGAGTATTGTATCGAAATAAAATAAAATAAAATAAAATAAAATAAAATAAAATAAAATAAAAAATAATGAACGATTATTCATTCATTATTTTTCTTATTTAGGAGATAATAACGAATCATAAAAATAAAACAAGTTTAACTACTTAAATATTTCCAAAGGATTCTACTTTAATAAAGTTATCTTCTACAATGTATAAATCAGATTCTTCCTTTATAAATTTCTCGAAATATCGTTTGCTAGCAATAAATTTGGTTTTCTTTTTACAGTAAAACTGGTATAATTCGTTAATTGGGATTTCATCTACGCCGGATAATTCATTATTGTTAGGATGAGCAGCCTTATATTTTTTCAAAGATTTAACAATATCCTGCTTTTTATCCCATAATTTACATCTAGCATGTAGTAAATATTTATCATCTTCAATATATGTATCCGGATAATAATGTTTTATTAAATCCAACATATTTTTTTCACGCATAGTATGTTTCATATGGTGAGTAAATAATGAACATAGTTCGTCTATTTCCAATTCTTCATTATCGTTATCACTGCTATTATCGTCATGTAATGTATTTATTATAATATTATCTGTCCAAAACTGAATAAATTTACTGACAGTTGGTAACAATTTACTAGTACAATCGGTAAATACATCGGTATGTCCATCATATTTTAATTTCTCTATTAACCGGGTCTTTAATATTGTAGTGAAAAATACATTTGGTAGTTTTTCGGTTTCAATAAATTGCTTCCATAAATATTGCATATTCTTCCAAGAAATGGAACAGTCGTCACTTGACTCAATATTTTTATCGCAAAAATGATTGATTATTTGTTTCTCATTATTATTTTTTAGGTACAAGGCATACTTCTTGACTTCTTCGTCTTTACAATGTTCTTGTAGGAAATTATCAACGCCATCATATCTAGTCGAATAATGAGCCGCAACACAAAACATATCCACTGCGTTTCCTTGCTTAAAATAGGTATTCCAACTATCTACATTATTCGCATCATGAATATCTACAATTCTACATTCGCTGAAATTATGCTCATAATATTTAAATTTAAATATATTCATCAAATTGGGCGATCCAAATAACATACATGATAAATTATTTAATTCTTTCAAGAATGGTTTCACTTTCTGGTTTGTAAAATAGGTTACATTACATTTTTTTAGTAATATGTCACCCAATATTGTTAGAAAATATTTGGCATTTTCTTTGGAATCACATATAGAAGGTGACAGACGATTAATGACAGATTGAATCGTTTCGGATTCAGGAATACATGAAAAAATATCACGCTCCTTGATTTTTTTCAATATAGTTATTTTCAATCTATGTTTCCAATCCATCAACGTTTTGTTTGCGCTAATAGTGGTCAAAATAGTATGCTGAACATCGTCCTCTTTCACCAATAAATAAGTGTCGTTCTTGTATTCAAAAAACAATTCACTTGTTGTATGGTAATAATATTTATGATTGTGTAAAAATTTATATATAAATGTCTCTGATTCGCTTTCCAATTTGCTTTTTCTCTCGGCACGCTCGATAATTGTATTGTTAGTCGTTTCTAACATATTCGGCATATTTTCTATATATTGTATCAACTTCTCCAGAATAACTGGATTGTTTTCATATTTAGAATATAGATTCGTTATTATTTTCTCTAATTTTTCACTCATGTTTATTTTATATGGTAAAATCATTTTAAATGGTTTTAGCATATAATACCTAGCATCATTTATTTACACCACATACATTTTTTATCTTTAATAGAACATGATATACAAATCATGGGATAAAGATAACAATAACCAAATGGATTCGAACCATGATCTGGATTCGTGTAACCATGTACATTTTTCTTTTTACAACTTAGACAATGAGATCTACATGGGCTTAATGGATAAATAGCGGCTAGATCATATAGCTTATGAATGTTACATATATAATTAGCGTGACTGTCAGTATCTATATGATTATACATTATATATGTATTATAATATCTTTTTAGATATAATCGTTTTTAGTTATAGTTTTAACTAAAATATTTAAAATTGTTGTGGGAATTATTTTACTCTTTTGAGAGAACTTATTTTCTACGTTTCGTTTTATTCTGTTTCGTTTTATTCTGTTTCGTTTTATTCTGTTTCGTTTTATTCTGTTTCGTTTTTCTTTTTACTC